GGGTGATTAACACCTGATGCACCTCTGAAAGGTTCTGTTCTTCTTTCGTATTTAAAACCTAAAAGTTCTAAACCGTTTCTATAAGTTTCTTCCCAATCACCTCTAGATTCTTTGTATTCTGTATATTGGTCGACTAGTTTATTTCCAAGAGGTTCTAAAATTTGATCTCCTAAAAATTCTGCTAAGTTTTCAAAATGGTCTTCGCCACCTTCTTCTGTTACAACTTTTGGATCGAACGCGATTTCAGCACCGCCTTCTTCATCCATAGTAACTTCAATATTACCTTGTTTATCTTTTTCCTCTACAATCTCTTCCTTCGCCTCTACTAATTCTTCTTCAGCCGGTACTTTTACAACCGTCTCTGTGTTTGGCAAAGCTTTGTCGATATCAGCCATTTAATTAATTCCCCTCTTTATTGAATAAGTTATATACGAATCCTTCTTCGTTTTGATATTTTTTATATTGATCATATGCAGTCATAGCCGTACTTATTGCAAGTCCCGGTAAACCCGCAAACCTACTTATACCCCTAATTGTAGCAGGATTCAATCCTAATCTCAATGCCTTGTTCAAACCACCGCTTTCTGCTATTCCACTAACTTTTGATAAAGGCTCCATAGCAGCTAAACCAACCCAGTTCAAGGGGTCTTTTGCAATTTCTTCTGTAGATTTTCCATCTTTAACTTGTTGCCCTATAAAATAAGAATCTAATAATGCAGTTGGTAATGGAGCTCCTACTTTTGCTAAAGTTTTACCTACAGTTTTTAAAACTGACTTATTAACTTTTGGTGGTTCCTCTCCAACTTTAACTTCCATTGGATTTTCTTCTGCATATAATTTTAAATCTTCTTGAGTAGCTACATCTCCGTTTGGAGTTTCAAATGCACCGACGTCATTGTTCCATCTGACGTTTGCTTCTTTAAATTCATCTCTTAAAATAGATTTTTCGGGTTGAGGTACGTTGTCCGCGGTTGTGATTTGGCCTGAAGCAAAAAGTTTTGCAATTCTTTCAGGATTTTTATTTGCTACTTTTAAAAAACACCCATCCGCACATTTAACTCTGTTGTCTATTGCTTTTCTAAAAGCAGAACCATCAGGTTCGTCGGCATAAATAGTTTTAATTTCTTCTAGCGCAGTCGCTCCAGCTTGTTTAGAAACATTCATATTTTCTATAAACATTCCAGCTTTAACAATGTTATCTACTTCGGACTTAGGCATTCCCGGAGTTACTTTCATATTTTTATATTTTTTTAAAAATTTACCTATGTCTTTTTCTGTCCAGCCTGGAAAATCATCAAAAGGATCTATAGATTGTAAACTTCTACCTGGTAATCTAAATTCATTACCATCACTTAACTGTACAACTTTATAACCGTCTGATTGAGAGGCATATTTAATTAATTTATCATCTTGTGCTGCAAGTAATTTTTTCTTTTTGGCAGCCGACATATTACTATTTTTAATTCTATCTATTTCTTTTTCTGCGTTTTCAATTTTATAATCTAAATCTGTAAATCTATTTTTTGAAATATTTCCTTCATCTGAACCAGCCATCATTTGATTAATTACACCTGGAGTTCTTATTACTTTGTCTCCAGTAATTAATTGTTTGCCTCTAATATTTCCTGCGTGCCCTTTATGAACTTCTACATCTCCTGCAAAAGGTCCACCACTAGGATATCCTTTTCTTTCTAAAATATTTTTAGACCGCTCTTGTTTTTTTAAATATCTAGTAAGTTTATCTTTTTCTAATTTTTCTAAATCCGGTGGAGCGTTTTTAATTGGGTTTACTTTTCTATATTTTTCTACAGCTGCTGTCGCATCTGCTTTAGTCCCAAAATCAGTGGACAACACTGTTTTATCTCCAGCAACAATTTGTGCTTTATATAAATCTTTTACTACTCCTGTTTTTTTATAAGTACTAGGAACATTTTTACTACCAATTACTTCTTCAAATTTTTGTTTTAGGACGTTGTTTTCTTTTATGGGTTTACCAACTTTAACTAAAAACTTATCCTTCTTAGGTGGAATGGGGGGTTTCTTTTTTGCTTCTCTTGATTCTAAAATAAATTTTTGTTTAGCTTTAAGAGCTTGATTTGCTTCGGCTCGTGATTTATAAAATTGAGTTCCTTCAAATTCACCGGGTAAAGTTCCGGCTTTGCTTTTTTTAAAAACAATTTTAAATTTAGCCCATTCTGGAGCTCCTACTGCTTCGTAAAAATCTCTAGCTACGGTGGGTCTAATGACGTTATAACGTTCAGCCACTATCTCCTCCTAGTGAACATCGAAGCGAGGCCAACTCTTCCACCCGAAGCCATTAAATCATCTCTAGTGCTATGAGTAGGAGTTCCTTTTGGTCCTTTACTTCCTGGAGCTCTAGTTACGGCGCTGTGAACATCTCCTCCTCCACCAGTGTGATCGATATTCCCAATAAGTGGATTATCTGGTCCAAGAGTATTTATTGCATTCAATTCTGCTTCTAATTTTTTCTTAGCTTCTAATTCTTTTTGTTTTTGCAAATCATCCCAAGCTTTTTTATTAGCGTCATTAATTTGCTGAATTGTTGCTTGTTTTTGAAATAAACCAGTGAAAGGATTTTTAAATCCATCAGTAAAAGTTCCTTTAATAGAGCCTGGCTTATACCCACCGTAGTCATCCACATTTATTTTATCTCCCAGTCCTAAAGCTTCTAATATTCCTACAAATGCAGGTTTAACATTTATTCCTGCGTGGTTAATATTTTTACCTTCTAAGGTTTGCCAATTTCCTAAAGTGGGATTCATATATCCCGTAACATCCGTTTCAACCCAATCATATTTACCAGGGCCAATTTCTGACCAGACATCTTTAGTAAAAGTTTTAGATTGGCTTGTGTCTAAATTTCCAAATTTACCACCTCCTTGATAGCCACCGCCTCCACCACCAATGTTTTGATTTATAATTCCTGTAACTTGTTCTGTGTCCGTTGTCGTTCCATCTGGACTCCATAAATTTTGTCCTTGTAGTTTAGATTGGATCTCGGCATCCGAAGCGCCGTACGCGGTCATCGAATCGTAGATTCCTTTAGCTTCACCTTCTAGTCCGTCCCACCAATTTCCTGAACCACCATTGGCAAAATTAACTCTACCACCATTAGCCATTTTATCTTTAAATAAAACTTCTATCCCAATCGCTCCGCCGTCCGCTTTTTTAGTTGAGTCTAAATAATCTAATAGATCATTTAATTCTTTAACTCCCATTTTTTCTACGTCTGATGAATAGCTAGAAGGATACTCATTCTTAACCATTGATATAAGTGTTTCTCTGGACAAAGCCATTAATAATATTCCCTATCTGTTGGCGGCAATGGGTCTTCTTTAAAGTCATAAGGGTGTTGTACAAAACCGCCCTGTCTAAACCGCATTATCGCCTGCGTTGTACTGTCCACCAAATCGTCGTTATCTCCGTACGGAAATGATGCACATTCTTCAATTACTTCCTGTGCGAACTGTTCGTCCGTGGGCGCCCAAATGATTCCCGACTCGAAGAGCGGGGAAACGGCGTTTACCCGAGAGTGTTTATCTTGACCTTTGCTCGGTGTGAAATTTATAACAGGTATCCCGATTTTTCGCAACTCATATGTTAAAGGAAGGCCAGATGCCTTAGCTTCTATGATGACGGTATCAGGATTCCAATATCTGTATTGTCTAAGCGCCTCTTTCCGCAATTCTGGAAACTCTACTCGTTCCTTATACGAATCGAGCAGGATTAAGTTCGCTGCGCTGTCCTCGGTTGGGTAAAAAATACCCCAAGTCGTGATTGCACTAAAGTCGGCTGTTTCTTTTTTGGAATAGGCAGTATCATAACTTTGAATAATGTGTTTTAGCGGCGGAATATAATTTTTATCCCAATTCTTCCACCATTCTCTTTTTAAAATTGATCCTTCTTCACTTGTTGGGTCTTGCATCCATTGCGCGTTCCACTTTCCTAAACTTAGTGAAGCTTTTACACCTTCTAGCTCTTCCTTCTTC